TTTGCCAATCCCTGATGTAGATATTGATCATCAGAATCACCAGTTTTCTTTGCTTCCACAAAAAGTTTGTTCCATTCTGTAGTAACTTCAATATCTTCTCTTTTGTATCCAGCAAGTGCGATTTCTAATCGAAAATCAACATTACTTTCTTTCACTAAATTGTATGGTGGATAATTAGTATGCGTCTCAAACGCAGTGTCAAACCTCTTAAACCACTCATCCATTCCAATACTATTTCGTTGAATCTCCATCAGATACTTTGCAGTTTCTGGTACTGTGAGTGTAAGCGAACTTGTTCCGAACATAATAGACCTCCTTGAGCGTCTGTAAGTTAATAATGTCCCCGAAGGCAACATCATTAGTATATATTCAGAACATAAAAAAAAGCGGAGTGTTGTTCTCCGCCCATTTTTATTCGGTTATACCCAATACCATATTAAGAGAAGAGTTGAGTGTTCCTCTATTCTTGTAATCCTTTGCTACCTTATCCCAACCATTTCCGACCTTTGAACCAGTTTCATCATTCATATACTTATCAATCCAGTATAAAAGATAAGATACTGTGCGGTCCATATTGTCCCATCGTGTATCTTTGCAGACATTAGGATCTTTAAACATACCACCAGTCTTCCAGGTTTCAGTGATGTGTGTTAGACCATCCCAATCATCACCATAAGTATTTCCTACACCTTTCTCAATCAATTCCCACAGTTTACGAAGTTTTTGATTATTAGGTCCATAATAGTAAAGAGACATGAGGGCAGCAGTAATAAATGGTTGGCACCACCTATCTTTTCTAACCATAAGTTCATCAAGTGCTTGAAGACACCCCTTTATCATCCAAAAAGAAAGTTGATCACGAAGTTGTTCAGAGTTCTTTACATTAGACTGATTCCACTCTGTAGGTTTCATAAGGTGGCAAGCCTTATTCATACCAGAAAGAATAATTCCTTTGGAAAGTTTCTCATTCTTCGGCACATAATCATAAAATCCGGTAAGAATACCATAAACTTTTTGTTGATTTTTTTCAGTTGCTTCAGCAGAATCAAAAGTATCATACGACTCTTTGATCTGATCAAGATCCTCATACTCATATGTAATAGCAACTAATTTCTGTGGAAGATAGTCAGACCCCTCTTTTTCCCAATTTAATGCTCTAGTATTTCCATCTACCCTAAACTCCATACTTTTTGGATACAGTTTTCCTGCAACAATGCAGTCCTTTGTCAGACGAACCAAGTGAACAACACAGTGTTCTGGTCTAACTTCTTTAAGATGCCCCCTTGCTTTGCTCAATCGTGCTTCAGTATCTCTCTGACAAGGAACTTCAGGTAGGTTTAAAAAATCTTGCAGTGGATAATTGCAATTTACGGTAATGTTTCCCGTAAAATCTTTTGTTTTAATCATTTTTTTACATTTAATAATCTACTCACCATTCATCAACCAATAAAGAAGATGCTACCTTAAGGCAGGGAGTTTGTAGGTTTACCAAGAAATTATAGCACAAAAAAAGGGGTATTACAACCCCCCACTTTTTTATTCGGTTTCCTCTTCTGTGCGCTTCTTTTTAGCACCAATATTGTACTTAGTTTCTAGAATCCAATCTCCCTTGTCCTTATAGGCAAGAACTTTAATTTGATTCAACGGTGCAATATCAGTAATCTTAGAAACATCAACAATTTCTACCAGACCCCAATCTGCAATCAATTGAGCGATACGATTACGACGTTGAACATCATTTAAGGTAAGATTAGCATGTTTACCATCAAGTGCAAATAATTCTTTAAAATGTACAAGATAATATCTACCTTGCTTATGAAGAATATGGCAAGATTGATAAATTTTCTTTTCCTTGCGCGATGCAACTCCGATACGGGTCAAAGTTTCACGAACTTTCAGAAAGTCATCAGGTTCATTCAGGATCACTTCAACCATTTGGTCAGGTGTCCAATTTACAATAGGTTCTTGAACGACACTCATTTTGTTCCTCCAGTTTCAAATTTCGATTTAATAAATGTTAGTTGTTCCTTAGTAAGAATCCTCAAAGCCTGTTTTGCCTTATCATTACTATAACCATAGTAACGTTTAACATAATCAAGATCTTTGATCGTATCTTTACGGAGCCAAGGAGAAAATCTCTTCTTAGTTCTCAGAATATTTATAAAAAAGTCATATTGCATCTTTTTTGGAAGGAAATGATATTTATTCATTTCATTTGCATACATCAAAGCATCAATATGTCCAGAAAAGCAACGATTAATAATGTAAGGTGCGTATTCTTTTTCGGATGAAGGATCTTCATCCATAATATTGTTTTTTGTTTGATTTATTGAATTCAACCAATCTTTCAATTCATAAGTCATCGAATAATCTCCAAATCATTATCATGTTTCCACAATTCAAGTTCAGTCCTAATACGACCTTCGGACTTCAATTTTTCATACCTTTTAGATGCTTTCTTCTTCCACCACTCAATAACTTCTTCTGGTTCATAACCAAATTTAGAAAGATAATATCTCTTCTTTTCAGTTAGAGTCTTTGCATGTTCAATGCAACAATTAAATTCATCCAACTTAGAATGACCTTTCAAAGAATTACGGATAATAGAAATCATCTTAGTTTGAATCTTCAGTTTCTTTGAAGACTTATCTGCAGAAATAAGTCTCTCACCATTATTAGCAGTATTATTAAACCACCAGAACATTTCTTTAAAGTAATCATCATGAAATAGTGGAAGAAAATTACTTTCAGTATCTCCTATGTGTCTAATATAAGGTTTAAGACCATCATACATGGACACTCCTTTTGTTGTACCGTATAGTGAAGTTGTTTCAAAGTATTGAAGATCAATTCCATACTTATGATCAAATTGTCGCTTGAGTTCATTAGAAGATGCTAACAGGGCAAGAAGTTTTCCACCAAGATAATTATATCCAAATGGTTGCACAGGGACAATATTGAATCCCATTACAAACTCACTATTAATTCGGGAAAGTGAAAGAACTTCACCAAAATAATCATTTCTTGGTTTCGAATTAATAGTTGGAGATCCAAAACGGACTACTCCGATTATTTTATTTGTAGTATCCTCAGTGACAATCCACTTCAAAGTTCTACCAGGAATTGCTTCCTCAATGGGATTTGAAGCAGTATCAGTTAAAATCTCAGAATAAAGATCTTGATTGTACTTAGATGTTGTTTTGGGATTGGTATCTACTTCATGAATTGAAAAGGACATATCATTTGGATGAAGATCAAAATCTGAGAAAATTTCATCTTCTGGTCCGAATAATTTTCCAGAAGCATTGGATGTTCTACTCTTTTTAACATACCGAAGATAATCATCGATACGATTAAACTTAGAATAGTAGTTTATAAATTGATCTGCTGCCCAAATTGCTTCATCGGTAGATAACATATTAATTTACCAAGAATACTTTTTCATAATCTAGAAGTTCCTGTGGTGTTACGATATAGTTATCAACAGAATCTGTTGGTTTATTATACCACAGTCTTCCATAATTTCTTGAAACTAGTTTAATATCCAAATACTGATATTTTTTATCAGTTGCTACATAAACTTTATATTTGCCTCCCCTATTTGAAGTTAATAGAGACAGACTTTTATTTTGCTCAGATAAAATATCAATCGTGGTACATGCAGTTTTAAATATCTGAAAATACTTATCATAGTCATTCACATAAAGTTCGTGATTGTCCATAAGCATTTGATAAATGAATTGTGGAGAATAACAATGATCTCTACACAAAACCCACGTGTGATCCGTTTTCTTTTTTTCCAATGCCCTCTCAGTAATAAATCCGGAAGGTACTGAAAGAGAATGCACTAGATCATAAAATGGACGAGTAATAGATCTTACTGCATCAGTATTTTTTCTATTTTTTTGCCAAAAATCAAGAACTTTAAGATTTTCAAAATCAAGAAACGTTCTATAACAATAAACTTCTAGACGAGATTCAGTTGTAATTACTTCAATTTTCTTCATAATTAGGTTTGTTATACTTTAGGTATTCAAAAAAGGTAAGTTTCATTTCTTTCTGAGTCATTCCACAATGCTTTGCTGCCTGGGGAAGATTCATTTTGGAGTAAAAGAGCGCCTCATTTGCCTCTTGCACATTTTCAGGAGTTGTTTTTACTGGATATTCCTTCAATGATTTAATATCAATCTTATAAAAACTCATTGAAACTCACATTCAACCATAATTTCTGTAAGTGCTGCTAAGATATTAATTTCCTGATCAGCGACAAACGCAATCTGGTATTGATACTTAGCAATAATAAGAACAGCAGCGGGGATAGACTGGGGAAGTAGAACGCTATAAAGTGAGTCATAAACTCTTCGAAGAATGATAGAAGAATCATTGTCCAAGTTAGCGACGACCCACTTTCGAACTTCTGTAAAATTCTTATCTTTCAAATGTTTAATAAGATCATTTACAGCAACATCAGAAAAAGATGCAAGAATACCAGAATCAATTTCTCCACTAACGGAATAACGTTGACATTCGTTGAGAACTCGTCTCCAATCGGGAAAATGCTTATTAATCAGTTCGGCAAGTACCTTAGGATCATATCGTACACGTTCCGCATCCAAGATGTCCTGTAGACGCTTGAAGAAGGATCCTGCCACCTGGGTTTTTTCTTTTCCTTTGATCCCAAACTCAACGACGGCGCATCGGGAGTGGAGGGGTTCAATGATTTTGTTTTTGTAGTTGCAGGTAAAGATGAATCGGCAGTTACCAGCAAACTCCTCAATAAACGCCCGTAGGAGGAGTTGTACGTCGTTCCCTGTGTTATCTGCTTCATCAATAATGACGACTTTGTGTTTAGCATCTGACGAAAGTGAGACGGTCGAAGCAAAGTTCTTCGCATTGTTTCGGACAGTATCGAGGAATCTACCTTCGTCGGAT